GACCAGCACCGAGTCGGCTGCCCTGTTCGGCATGTCGCCCTACGTGACCCACTTCGAGCTGTGGCACCGCAAGCAGTCCGGCGAGCAGCCGGAGTTCCAACAGAACGAGCGCATGCGCTGGGGCAACCGCCTGGAGGCCGCCATCGCCCACGGCATCGCCGAGGAACGCGGCTGGACGATCGAGCCCATGAAGGACTACTGGCGCGACCCGGATGCCCGCATCGGCAGCTCGTTCGACTTCCTCATCACGAATGACCCGGACGGCCCGGCGCACCTCGAGATCAAGAACGTCGACTACCTTGCCTTCCGCAATGGCTGGCTGATCCACGACGACGGCGAGATCGAAGCGCCCGAGCACATCGAGATGCAGGTGCAGCACCAGATGGCCGTGAGCGGGTTCAAGAAGGCCTACGTCTGCGCCTTCGTCGGCGGCAACCGCTACCGCGTGATCGAGCGCCACCGCAGCGAGCGGGTGATCGCCGCGATCCGCCTGGCCGTGGCCAAGTTCTGGCGATCTGTCAGCAAGAACGAGCCGCCGCCGCCCATGATGCCCGAGGACGCCGATGCGCTGATTCGGCTGCACAGCTACGCCGAGCCGGGCAAGATCCTTGACGCCAGCAGTGATGCCGAAATCGCATCGCTGGTGCGCGAGTACCAGCGCGCCAGCCTGGCCGAGAAGGAAGCCACCGAGGACAAGCAGACCGCCAAGGCCCAATTGCTCGAGCGCATTGGCGACGCCGAGCGCGTGCTGGGCCTGTGCTGGACCATCAGCGCCAGCATGATCGCCGACACGCCGCCCACCACCATCACCGCCGAGATGATCGGCACCACCTACGGAGGCCGCAAGGGTTACCGCGGCCTGCGCATCACCACCAAGAAAGGCAACAAGCAATGAGCACCGCACTGGTCGAGATCCGAAGCGCCGTCGAGAAGATGGCCCCCCAATTCAAGGCGGCCCTGCCCGCACACGTCCCGGTCGAGCGCTTCGTGCGCACCACCCTGACGGCCGTGCAAACGAACCAGGCCCTGCTCGATGCCGACCGGCGCACGCTGTTCGCTGCTGCCACCAAGGCCGCGCAGACCGGCCTGCTGCCGGACGGCCGAGAGGGCGCCATCGTCACGTTCCGCCGCAAGGATGGCACCGTCGAAGCGCAGTGGATGCCCATGGTCGCAGGCATCATGAAGCTGGTGCGCAACTCCGGCGAGATCAGCACCTGGTCGGTTCAGGCCGTCTACGAGAACGACACCTTCGACTTCGAGCTGGGCGACAACGAGCACATCACGCACAAGCCCAGCCTGGCCGGCCGCGGCAAGCTGATCGCCGTCTACTCGATCGTGACGATGAAGGACGGCGAGAAGTCCCGCGAGGTGATGAGCGTGGAGGACGTGAACGCCATCCGAGGCCGCAGCCGCTCGAAGGACAGCGGCCCGTGGGTCACCGACTTTGCCGAGATGGCCAAGAAGACCGTGGTGCGCCGGCACGCCAAGCGCCTTCCCCTGAGCACCGACATCGACGGCGCCCTGCGCGAAGACGACGAGCTGTTCATGCCGCCGGCCGAGGCCCAGCAGGCCCAGCCCGAGCCGGCGCCGCAGCCCGAGCAGGATGCCCAGGCCCCACAGGCCGACACCCGCCGGCCGTTGCGCCTGTCGCGTGTTGCCGCCCAGGTTCTCCAGGCCCAGGAGGCGCCCGCAGCTGACGCCGATGGCGTGATCGATGTCTCCGCCACCGTGGTGCACGCCGGCCAGCAGGCCGAGCCGATCGACCACGACAGCCCGATCTGAGGTGCGCCGTGAACGACAAGCTGCTGACCCCGAAGGAAGCCGCGATCCAGCTGCGCGTCTCCACCGCCACCCTTGAGGCCTGGCGTGCGACCCGCAAGGGCCCGGCCTGGATCAAGCTGGGCGACTCGCCCCGCGGCCCGATCCGCTACCGGCAAGCGGCCCTGGACGAGTACCTGAAGCAGAACACCAACTGAGCGCCGTACCCGATGGGCCAGCGGGTTTTTTCTGGCCCACCCTTCTACCCATCATTGCCATGAAGCCCTTTACCGACACCATCAATGCCCTTCGCTTTGGCACCCTGAGCGAGGAACTGACCAAGAAGCTGCCCAAGCCGACCCGCAAGAAGGGCCTGGTGAAGATCCGCGACCTGGAAAGCTTTGTGCGCCAGGTCAACAAGCACAAGGTGGAAGGCCTGACCGAGATCTACCGGACGGTGAACCCGCCCCGCTTCTCGGCCGTGATCAACGACCACGGCGCAGGCGAGGACGACGCCGGCTGGGGTGACCACTGGTTCGATTACGAATGCCCGCTGTCGGCAGAGTGGAAGACCTGGACGGGCAACGACAGCAAGCGAATGACGCAAGAGCAGTTCGCCGTGTTCATCGAGGACAACCTGCCCGACATCGTGGAGCCCGTGGCGGCCCACATGCTCGAGATCGCCACCACCCTCGAGGCCAAGAAGAAGGTGAACTTCGCTAGCGGCATCCGCCTGTCCAACGGCCAGAACGAGTTCACCTACGAAGAGAGCATCCAGGGCACGGCCGGCAAGGGCAAGATCCAGGTGCCCGAGACGTTCAAGATCGGCATCGCCGTGTTCGAAGGTGGCCCGGCCTACGCCGTGAATGCTCGCCTGCGCTACCGGATCAACGATGGCCTGCTTCAGCTGTGGTACGACCTCGAGCGCCCGCACAAGATCATCGAGGACGCCGCCGACGAGCTGCGCCGCCAGGTCGAGGAAAAGACCGGCATCACGACCATCAATGGCACCAGGCACGGCTAACCATGGGGGGCTTCGGCCCCCCTCACCCACCGAGCACAGACATGAACCTCAAGAACCTTGAAGTCCTCACGCGGGCAAGCCAAGTCGCTGACAAGCTGCTCGACACGCCGATGACTGCAGCCGGCCGGCAGGTGGCGCAGGAAGCCTACGACGTGATCATCGAGATGATGTACCACATGCGCAAGCTGCGCACGGTGTCGGCCCCGATGACCGTCATCAAGTACCTCGAGGAAAGCGGCCAAGTGCTGACAGCCGCCGAGATCAAGGTGCTGTGCAAACTCCCGGACGACAGACACATCCCGGCGCTGCTGAAGCCCGCTCTGGATGCCGGCGTGATCGTTCGGGCCAAGGGCAAGGCGGAGAAGGTGAACAAGGTGGTCTGGCACTACGCCCATGCCAAGCATGTGCACCGCTACGCCACGGCCGGCATCACGGCGAACCTGAACGACAGCCTGAAGGCCGCGCACGCCCACTTCTTCGCTGCCACTGGGACGACGCAATGAAGACCTTCACCACCTACACGATGATGGACGAGCTGATGGCCAGCCCCACGCAGCCCATCGACGGGCACAGGCGCTTGCACCAGCTCACGCGCATGTGGGAAGGCCTGGCCGCCATGGAATCGGCCGAGAACCCCACGCCGGACGACTGGCGCGTCGTGAGCGATGCCGTGAACCTGAGGGAAACGCTGATCGCCGAGGGCGTGGCCATGGATCCGGCCGGCCTGCTGCAAGACGCCACTGCAGGCATGACGCGGGCCGGGCGCCGCATGCCAGATGACGGGAAGATCCGACTGGACGGCGAAGGCATGAAGGCCGTGCGTGCCATCCTCGAGGACTATGCCGACCTGCTCGAGGTGCTGCCGGCCAGGATCGTCATCCGTGCGCACCGCAAGACCGAGAAGCGCATCCAGGAAATCCTGCACCGCAAGCGGCAGAGCCACGACGTAGTGATCGTGTGATGCGAACCGCTGATCAGGCCTTGAACTCGGTGATCGTGATGCTGGACGTCAGCACGCCGCCATGCACACGGGCGCCGCCGGTGCCGTTCAGCGTCGTGGTGCCAGCAGACGATCCGCCGGCGCGCACCTTGAACGTGGTGAGGCTGGTGGTGCCTGCGGTCATGTAGTAGCTCATCGTCAGACACACGATGCCGCCGGCGTTCTGAGCCCAGGCGTAACCGGTGCACAGGGCATTGGCCGTGCTGTCTTGGAAGATGCCCGCCACGATGGAATTGGCCGCCGCAGAGTTGGCCAGGAACAGCACCACCTCGATGCGCAGCTTGTTGGTCGCGCTGGCAGGGGTGATGGCCGCCGACAGATACTGATCGCCCTGGGTGTTGGTCGGGATGGTGTCGGTGTTGACCATCGTCGTCGTGCCGGTGGCCACGGCCCCGGTCTGCGAGTTGACGGTCTGCACGACATCGCCGGTCAGCTTCAGAGCGACAGCGGCGGCCAGTTGCGCGGCGGTGGCGACGTCTGCGCCCACCATGGATGCTGGAACTTGCGTGGTCATACACCTCCCTGGTTCATCGGTTGCCCTCGGCGCCCCGCACCTTCTCGTAGGTGCGCAGGCCGCCCAGCCCCAGCATGCCGAGCATCAGCTGCCAGAGATTGTCGTCGATGCCCGGCAGAGGAGGCCACGAATGGCCAGACACCAGTCCGACCCACATCAGCAGAGGGCGCAGCACGTACTGGAACAGCAGCGCGATCGCGCACACCCATCCGATGCCAGGCCGCCAGCCGGCCACGAACATCGAAGGGTTGGCCGCCTCGGTCTTGTTGGTGTCGAGCTGGCCCTGGATCACGGTCAGCGCCGCGGCGAGCTGGGCCCGCTCCTGCTCGGTCTTGTCGGGGAAGAAGCGATCGATCACCTTGCCGGCGAGATCCGCCACGGCGCCCAGGCCGGAAACGTCGATGCCCATGGTCAAGCCTCCAGAAGGTTCGAAGCGATGCGCCGGGCCCAGCCGCGGCCGAAACGGTCCCAGGTCGGCAGGTCTGCCAGCAGCTTCAGGCGCTGCCCGTTGAATCGGGCCAGCAGCTTGCCGCCGTCGGTGTAGTTCACGGCCTGCAGGGTTTTGGTGCCCAGCACGCAGTCGGCATCAGCGCCGGCCGCCAGCTGCAGCGTGCGCACCGCGGCCTTCACGCCAGCGTTCACGGCCATGTCGAACAGGTCGAAGCGGATGGCCACGGGAACGGCATCGCATCCGGCCGGGCACCAGTAGTCGCGCCGGTAGAGTTCCTTCGCGCGCTCCAGCGTCAGTGATGCGATATTCTCACCAGGGTAGGCGCGCTTCGAGATGCCGAACTTCGTTTCGCCGCCGGGGTCGCGGGGGTCGTTCACATAGCCGCCCTCGTGCCCGATGAGCCGTTCGAACGCAGTGTCAAAGTCCATGGCCAAGCTCCTTCTGTTCGCGCTGATGATGCAGCACCATCCAGCCGACCCAGCACGCGGCGCCGATCAGCAGAGCCAGTGTGGGCACGTCCAGCAGTTTCTCATGGATCGACCGAGCAATGCCGGTGGCGGCCGCGAACCCGAGCAGGAACCCAGCCGCCGTGCGCAGCGACAGCTCGCCACGATCTGAGCAGGCCAGCGCACGGAACGCGGCCAAAAGGACAACGGCGCTCGCAAGCGCCTGGACGATCAGCAGTAGGGTGTTGGTGTTCATTCGGCCAGCTCCTTCGCCTTGCGGCTGGCCCAGAGATCAGCGATCCGTTCCAGCTTGGGCGCGATCTTGTGGATCAGCGCGGCGATCGTCGCGGCCATGGCCCACCGCTCGATGTGAGCAAGGGGCGAGAGCCAGGAATAGTGGGGGGCCAGCTGCAGGATGATGGCGCTGATGACGATGCCGCACATCGCGGAGACTAGCACCATGGCGCTTGCATGCATCGACCACTTGGCGAATGAATCCCCATTTTGGGTGGATTTGTGATTTAGCCACACTGCGACGACGCCGCCACACACGGCCCAGATCACGACCTCTTCCGGCGGCCGCCCTCCGATGACTGCGGCCGTCCCAGCCGCTGCTACAGTCGTCCCGACTTCTGCCATGACGTTTTCCCGGTGATGATGCCTGCGACCAAGACGACCGCCACAAGGGTGATTGAGGAAATCGGAACGCCGGTGCTGGTATCGCATAGCTGTTCCCATGGCTGCGGCGCAAGATCGGAGATCCAGAAGAACGCGCCACAGACTGCCACCATCAGCTCGAGCGCAAAGCCGAGCATGCAGGCGACGAGAAAGACGCCGCGCCGTCCCTGGGCCAGCAGCCAGAACAGCGCCATGCCCTCGATCGACCGCGCCACGTAGAACGCGAACCGAGGGTTGACGCCGATCAGCTCGGCAGCCGGCGCCAGGTAATGCGTGAGCACCACCACGGCCAGCAGGAGCAGCGCGGCAGGCTTCACTTCTTGCGCTTCTTGGTGTCGGACGTCTTCACGGGCAGCGTGGGCTTGTCCTTCTTGGGATCGAAAGGGCCGGGGCCGCCGGCAGTCAGGATGCGGTTCATAGGTTTCTCCGGTTGATGATGAGCGGTAGTGTAGCGTCTCAACCGGGGGTGTAGGTCGAGAACGTCCCGCCAGCGGTTGCGGACTGGGTGCCTGCGCAGTTGAACACCCGCACCGATGCGCTGGAGTCCGAATTGAACCCAGCGTCGACGCCAGTGGCCGAGCATCCATCAAGCCAGGCATTGTTGCCCTGCATGAGGATGCCATAGCGCGGATTGGTCGGGATACTGTTCGGCGCGATGGCGTTGTAGCCGGCGCGAACGCCGAGGCACCACGAATAGCTGGTCGCAGTGTCGGCAATGTTCGGCCCATAGGGGTCGAAGTGCTCGCCGTTGACGCGCACCACATAGCTGTCGTGATTGCTCGATCCGTTCTTGTTCGCCCCCGTGCCTTGCGGATTGAGCGTCATGCCGGTGCCGTAGGTGAGCACGTCGCCCGGATAGTAGGTCTTGAAATTGATCTCGACGCCGCGCGCAGTGATCCCGTTCAGTGCGTTGTAATTCGCCCCATCGGCTGCGCTGTACCGAGACACGCAATCTTGCGTGAATGCATAGCCGCCCTCGACCAAAAGCGAGTGCGTGTTGCCATAGGAGAACGTGCAGTTCTTGGCCCAGAACTGCGGCACGGCCTGGCCGCTCGCATTCAGCACGCTGATGTAACCGAAGAAGTTGATCCCCTCCCAGTAGCTGGTGGTACTGTAGAGAAGCGTTCTCATGTCGCCCGAACTGTCCGCATACACGATGTCCAGATTGTTTTTGGTCGTCGTGTTGATGTTGGCGCTCATAGCCTCGCGTGCCGTCAGCAGATTGCCGGTCGCGGTCGCTGTGATGCTAGCGTTCGTGGCCGTGGCGTTTGCCGAAATGGTCACGGTGGCATTCGTCGAAACCGCCGTGATCGTCGCCCCGCCAGGGATCCCGGTGCCAGTGATCGACATACCGACGGCGGCCTGCTTCGTGCCGCCAGACACGACTGTCAAGACGTTGCTGCCGTTGCTCGTGCTGACGTCCAGGGTGAGGGACTTGCCAGCCTCATAGCACCAGCCGAAGTTTTGCGATGCCAATGCGATGCGATCGGCAAACAGCGGCATGGGGATTTTGTTGCCGTACTTGTCCACCAGGTCGGACCGCAGGAGGCGAACAGGCTTGTTCGTACTGGCGATGCACATGGTGTACATGCCCCCATAATCGCCGTCCAAGATCCAGGTGGCAGAACTTGCCAAGTCGCCAGGGAATCGCAGTGTCACACCTCCAAACGGGGCGATGATCTTTTTCGGATGGTCACCATAACTGTCGGTATACCGGAAGTCGCTAGGGGAGTAGGTGCCCGGCCAGATATAGATCGTCCCGTTCGTCGTGCTCCGTAGCGCCTGCGCGAGCGTCAGGAAAGCGCTGCGCCAGGAGGTGCCAGCGTTGCCGTCCGATCCATTCGGGTGCACGTAGCTCACAGTGCCGCCAATCGACCCGCCGAATTTGGTCTGGAACACGTCGGCAATGTCCTGCGCAACAGAAGCGCGACCGACGCCAGCGCACCCGGTGACGGTGAAGTCGGAGGTGAACCACGAGAAGTTCGTATGCGGCGCGGTGCGGCCTGACAGGATCGCCAGGCGGCCCTGATTGAGCGCCGCGCTCAGTAGCATGTCGGCCTCGTTGTCAGGCCTCACCACCAGGTCGTTCCGACCAGATAGCGCCGACCGTGCGGTGTCATAGTTCGCGTCTGAGGAGTATTCCGCCCGCGACACGTAGGCGCGCAGTTTGTCCATTGCGGAACGGATCACAGCACCAGCGCCGCTGGGAGTGTGCTGCACCAGATCGCTGGTGGTGTAGCCCTGCGGCAGTGCCTGGAAATAGCGGGCCAGGATCTTCACACCATTGGGCGGCGCACTCGTGAACGTCAGCGTGGTACCACTCGACCAGGTGTAGTCGATGCCAGGGTACTGCGTGACGCCGCCCATCGACACATCGAGGTTCGCCTGTGCGCCAGGATTCGCCGTCAGCGTGAATGCCGTGGACACGCCATTGCCATCAAACGTGTCGGCCCTGGCCGTGCCGAACGCGACGATCGTGGCCAGCGCCACAGGGTCGATGTTCTGGAGGGCCGTGGCGGCCTCGTTCCATCCGATGAACTTGTTCGATGATGGCGCTGGCAGCTGAGTGCTCACACCAGACAACGATGCGGGCAGCGAGAGCGAAGCGTCGACGCGCTCCTTGAGCTGCTGCACCATCATGGTCAGCTTGTCGATCGCCTCCTCGTGCGACTCGGCCGGGAACGAGTCGTTGTTCACGTAGTCCGCCGACTGCGTGAACGGCACGTCGCGGATGATCGTGAGCTTTTCGCCTATGGCCAGGGCCGACGTCAGCGTGAGCGACCCGGTGGTGTTGCCAACGCCTGACACGGTGTAGTCGGTCGTCAGCGTGAGCACCGTGTCGATGCCTTTCGTCGACGTCTTGATCACCTTCAGGTGCGCTGCGTCGAGGAAGCGGAACCCCACCGTGAACGGGCCCGTGATGCCCGCCCCGGCGTAGGGCCCGGATTTGTTGGTCGTGGATTGAACGGTCATAGAACCCCCAAGTGATGCGCCATTCTAAGCATGTGATGCGACATCCTCAACGCACAGCGTACTCGGAAGGCGGCAGCCAGTAGGTCTGGCCGTTCTCGGTCTGGGCTCGCCGCTCCATCCGGCGCAGAAAGCCAGGGTTCAGCGACTCCTGGATGCGGTAAATGAACAGGTAGTCCATGGCCATGCGCGTGTAGAACAGATTCAGGAACGGCGTGTTGTCGATCGCCGCCTTGAATGCCGCCGCGGCCACATGGTCGCCCTTCTGCACGCGGGTCTTCAGATCCATCAGCGTGTCGATCGGCCCGAAGGCAGGGCCCGCCAGCGCCGTCGACAGACTCGACCCGGTGCGGCTGTACTGGCCGAACAGGAAATCGCCGTAGATGCCCAGGCCACCGCCCTGCTGCATGGCCGCCAGCCAGGTGCGCGGGTCATTGACAGGCCGCGGCTCCTTGCCCTTGACCAGATCCTTCACGCTCATGGCCATGTAACCAAAGGCCGTGGTCAGCGCCATGAACGAGGCGAGCTGCAGCATGTGGCCAGCGCCCTCCTTCGTGGTGAACGCAGCCCGGCCGAACTCGCCCAGCGTGTCGTAGCCGCGGCCGTAGACCTCGCGGCCCAGGATCATCTGGATCAGCGCGATCGGAAACGACTTGAACTGCGTCACGAAGCGAAGCATCTCGCCAGGCACCGTGCCAGACTGCGTGCCGCGGATCATGAAGGCCCGCGTGCGCGCGCCAGGCTCCACAATCGCGTGGTTCATGCGGTCGATCACCATCGTGCGCAGCGCCGTGCCCAGGTCATCCATCAGGTTCTGCACCGAGGCATCCGACACCGTGCGGCCGACCTGCTGGATGTAGTTCTCGAACGCGGCGCGCGGCACCGTCTTCAGGCCCTCCGGCGTCAGGTACTTGCGGCCGTCGGCCTCCTGCAGCGCGGCCAGGCGCAGCACGTCCCACTTGCCGGCGTCGATGTTGTAGAGGCCCATCATGTCACGCAGCGCGGCCGGAACCTTGTCCCAGGCCTTGTCGGTGTGCCCGGCCATGTAGGCCGAGTGAGACAGCGCGTATCCGTCGCGCAGGCTTTCCGTCCACCAGTTCATGCCGGTGAGCTTGAAGAACAGCTGCATGGCCGCCGACGTCTTGCCGCCCATCAGGTCTGGCGAGTCGAACCGATGGAACACCGCGCCCAGCGTCGACTCGGTGAAGACGCCCAGCTGCGCCAGAATGTCCTTGCGCTCGCCCTTGGCACGGCCGCGCGTCAGGCTGGCCACACCCTCGGCCACGCCTGAGAGCATGTTCTTGTCGCGCTGGAACCGCAGCTCGGAACCGTAGACCGGCAGGTCGGCGATCGACGAGGCCAGCATGCCGCCCAGCTTGGTCATCGAGATCCACGACCGGTAGAACGCCGACACCTTGGCCGCCGTCACGTTGCCTGGGATGTTCACACTGCCGTCGATTTGAGCCAGCAGGTTGCGCAGCTCCTTCTCGTGGCCCAGGAACTCGGCTCGCCGTTTCGGGTCGGTGCGCAGGTTGTCGGCATACTCGCGGAACAGCCGCTCGACCGTGGCCTGAGGATTGGTGCCCAGCACCTTCAGCAGCCCGGCCGACTTGGCCGCGCCGTCCAGGCCGTGCAGCACCGTCTCAGCCAGGCGGCCCTGGCCGAACTTGGCGTTGTACTCGTAGGCCGCCGCGCCATCCTTGAAGTAGATCGCCCGGCTGGCAGACTCGCGTTTCGCCAGGTTCCCGCCCCGGCCGAAGGCCGCCAGATCATCCTCGCCGGCCGGCGTCTTCATGTGGTTGCCGGCAGCGAAGTCCTCATAGGCCCGCTGCAGGAACTCATCGACCGACCCGCCGAAGTCGCGCATCGTCTTCTCGACGTCCAGTCGCGGCAGGACGAACTCCGTCCAGGCCTTCTCTCCGGCATCGCGGATCTTCAGCATGTCGTGGGTCTGGCGCGTGATGTAGCCAGACAGATCGCGGATCCAGGCGCCGAACCGGTTGCGCGTGTTGCGGGCGTGCTCCTGGTACTTGTGGACGATCTCGGCGATCTTCAGGGCCTCTGGGTTCACCTTCGGCGTCTCGCCCTTGCCCAGCGCGTGCAGCGCGATGAACGCGTCGCGGTCGAACTCGCCGGACGTGAACTGCTTCCACACGTCGGCTTTGCGCAGATCGGCCTCGAGGCCGGCCAGCCACTGCCCGCGGAAGGCCTTCTGCTCGGCATCGACCGACATGCGCGCGCCGGCCCGCTTGCGCTCGGATCCAACCAGCAGCGCGCGGAAGCCCTCGAAGTCCAAGCCCGGCTTGGCAAACTGCTTGAGGAACCCGGAGGTCTTCAGGCGCACGGCCTGGTTCAGCGCCTCATTGCGTGCCTTGATCACCTCGGCCATCTCGATGTTGTTGGCCAGGCGATCGGCCGCACGCATGGCGTCGGTCTGCATGGTGTCGGCGCGGTCAACGGCCGTCAGCGCATCATTGGCCGACCGGGCCATGCCGCGCAGGCCCTTCACCTCCTTGCGCAGCCCGTCCAGCAGATCCTTGATCTCCTGGGGCGAAATGTCGGGCATGGCCGCCTTCATGGCCGCCGCCGCCTCGGCATCGTTGTCCAGCTTGTCGGCCGCCGCACGCAGCACCTTGGCATACTGCCGGGCGCGATCGACCGATGCCTTCGCCTGCTTCACCGTCTCCTTGGCTTGCACCGGGTCTTCGGCCTCGCCGCGGCTGTAGGCCAGCACGCCAGCACCGGCCCGCTCATCCCGCGCGGCCGCACGCAACGCCGACACGGCCATGGCCTGGAAGTCGGCCTCGCCGAGCGTCATGCGCTCGCGGGCGAACTCGAAGTTGCGGTAGGCCCAGGCCCGCACGGCCGCGATGATCCGCTGCACGATGGGCAGCTCGGGCGCGTTCTGCACCAGGTAGGCCAGCTGTTCCTCGCGCACCAGGCCGGCCGGCGTGTCATCAGGCACGGCAGCGCGCGCCGCCTGTGCCCATTCCTCGCCGCGCAGGATGGCCTCATCGAGCTGGCCCAGCACCGCGTCGAACACCTCGCGGCCCAGCATGCCCTCCATGCCCACGTGCACGCCGACCTCGTGCAGCAGGATCCCGCGCGCCTCGTTGGGGCTCACGTTCTCGGCCACCACATAGACCTTGCCGTCAGGCGCCGTGGCCGCCTTCACGTCAGACGGGTGCGGGCCGCCGGGGATGCGGTCGACCGTCGGCACGATTTCCACAGCGCCCGATGCGATCAGCGCATCAGTGTCGGCGCCGAAGGCCTTGCGCAGCGCGCTATCAAGCAGCTCGGCCGCCTGGTCGCCACGATGCTGCGTGCCGTGGTAGGCCTGCTGACGCGAATACTTGAACGCCTGATCGCCCGCCGCGATCACCTCGTCCAGCATGGCCTCGGCCTCCTGGGCGGCAGCGTCGGCCGCCTCGAGGGCGTGCCAGCGCGGCGCCTGGGCGTTCTCCTGCTCGACCTGGCGCGCGAACCCGAAGTCAGCCAAATCGTCGGCCTCGGGCTGGAAGTTGCGGTCTGCCGCCGCCACGGCATCCTCGAAGGTGTGGGTGCCAACGGCCTCATCCATGCCGATGATGGGCTCCACGTCGATCGGACGGCCGTCCATCGCCTGGGCCACGGCCGCGCGCATAGCCGCCTCGCGGGTTTCGGGCGACACCTTGGCCACCACCTCGGCCGCCGTATCGGCGCCGGTCTCGGCCTGGCGGATCGCCGCATCGAGCAGGGCCAGCTTGTCGGGCGCAGGCGCCGAGCCGAACATGTCGCCTTGCTTGGGGTTGCCGGCCTCGTTCACCCGCTCGATGAAGCCCTGGATGGCATCCATGATCCGGCGCGGCGCCTGCACATTGCGGCCCATGAAGTCGAGCATCAGCCGGGCCTCGGGGCTCATACCGTCGCCGAACGCATCGAGCTGGGCCAGGTAGTCGGCCACCTTCGTGCCGCGGTCGCGCAGCGCGTTGAACTTCTCCACGGCCTGCTGAATGTCGCCGGCCAGGTCGAGCGGATGCAGATCGCCGGCAGCGATCGCGTCGCGCATGGCGGCCAGGGCCGGCGCCGTGCGGCCGAGTGCCGTGGCGATGTTGCGACTGCCAGGATCGACGGCCTCAATCAGCCGGCCCAGGATCGGCGAGTCGCCATAGGCGCGGAACAGCAGCGCGGCATTCAATCGGCGGACACCCTCGGGCGAGAGCATGCCGTCGCTGTCCATCACAGCGTTGCGCTTGTTCTCCGGCATGGCCTCGACCCAGCGCCGGATGGCCGCGCGGTTCTCTGGCACGTCGATGTTGCCATCGGCGCCGGCCTGCATCTTGGCATCACCCAGGCGCTCGGAATCGACCTTGGCCTGTTCGAGCGGGCTCATGTCCGTGGCGCCGCCCTCATTCGAGAGCATGGCCGCCCGCTTCACGTCCACCTCGCGGGTGAACTGTCGCACCAGCACGGGCTTGTTCATGCCGCGCACTGCGTCGGGGTCGATGCCGACCTCGCGCAGCCGGGCCTCGAGCGCCGCCCGGTAGTCGCCGGCCTTGCCGATCTCGTAGGCCTTCGTGATGAACAGCGTGCGCCCGTTGCCGCCGATGATCCGGCCGTCGGCCGCCAGCGTGGGGGCGCCGATGTCCATCACAGGCGAGTCAGCCAGCACCAGGGCCGGGTCGAGCGCATTGGCCCGCTTCTGGATCTCGGCCTGGTAGGCGGGACGGGAGCGGTCGCGGAACTGGTTGTCGGCCTTGTCGACCGTGGCCTGCAGGGCTTCGGCATCCACCACCGTCCAGCGCGCCGGCTCGTAGGTGTCGCCCACCCGGACTTTCGTCTCGGTGCCCACGATGGCGCCCGTGGGCGGGGCCTGCATGTCGCGCATGGGATCCGGCGTCACCACCGGATCGCCGCGGCCTGCGCGCATGCGGAAGGCATCGCCCACCGCGCCGCCGACCACATGCAGGCCGCCGCCGAAGGCCGATCCGAACGCGATGTTGGCCATCGAGTCGGCCGCGCTGTAGTCGTCGCCCAGGGCATTGCGCACGGCATAGTTCGCGGGCTCGAGGACGGCCGTGGAAATGCCAGCATCGGCCGCGCCGATGATCGACCGGCCACCGGCCCGCGTCAGCGCACTCTCGGACAGGGCCATCGCGCGGGCGCCCTGCAGCACACTCAGGGATTTGGTCCAGGGCACAACAGCCGTCGCCAGGTTAATCGGGTCGAGGATGCCAGCCGCGAACATGGCGCCGCCGCGCACCACCGATCCCATCTCCCATGGCGTGCGGTCGCGCACGTCGTTGATCGCGGTCAGCTCGCGCTGGCGGCCGACGATCTCCGACCACTGGCCGGCCGTGTATTCGCCGTCCTTGGGTTTGATGCTGATGCGCGGCGAGCCGCCGTCGCGCCGCATCTGCTCGGCCTCTGCCGCCGTGATCTTGCGCGACTTGTCGTTGCCCAGCTTCTGCATGGCCCAGTCGCCCATGGTGGGCCCGTAGGACTCAAGCCAGGCGCCGCGGGTTGCGGCGCTCAGCTTCTGCCAGCCGGTCAGCGGCAGGTCTTGCAGCGTGGAACGCTCGGGCGCGATCCCAGCGTCATCGGATCCGAGGTACATCGGCATGGGTCAGTCTCCAGAGTTCGCCGCCATTGTGCGTCAGAAGCGCACGCCGGGGATGATCTGCTGCGGCTGCACCTGCTTGCGCAGTTCCTCGGTGCGCTGCAGACGCGCATCGCGCTCTGCCTGCTTGGCTACCATCGGGGCCTGCAGCTCCTGCCAGGTCTTGCGCACCGGGCGGCCGTCGGCAATCACCGGCAGCTTCACGCCGTTTTCCTGGACGACGTAGAGCTGCACGCCCTTGTCGTCGTCGGTCGTGTGCCAGACGGGCCGCGACTTCACCAGGTCGGCGAACATCTTGCGCTGCTCGTCCACGCTGCGCACGCCCGTGGTGTCGAAGGGGATCTGCAGCGTCTCGGGCTTGAGGCCGTCGACCACCTCGCCCATCTCCTTCTTGAAGCCAGACACATCCGACTTCGCCGGGAAGCGCACGCCGTCGCGCAGCTCGTAGTGGCCCAGGATCGTCTTCAGCGCCTGGTCCACCGCGTCGCCAGGCGACGTGCCGGCCGCGATGCGCTCGTAGGCGATCTTCTTCATGGTCGACTCGTAGCTGGCCAGCATGCCGGCGGACTGCTCGGTCGCGTAAGGGATCGTCTTGGCCAGGTCGACCATGTGCTCTTGCACCTTGTCGCGCACGCCCTTTACCGAATCCGGCGGCACCGTGCCGGCCAGCTCGCTTTCCTTCACGCGGGCCAGGCGCGACACCAGCTCGCGGGAGGCCTGCGACGGCAGGTTCGGGATGATCAGCAGCTCGCCGGACAGCTTGCCCTCGCGGGCCAGCTCGTTGAACACGCGGGGGAAGTGCTTGCCGTACTCGCTCTCCAGCGTGCTGATCAGGTTGGCCGAGTCCTCCGGCCGCGTGGCCTTCATCGCCATCTGCGCCCAGCGTTCGGCCTTGGCCTGCGTCAGCATCTTGGGCTGCTCGACACCCAGGCGCACCTGCTCGGCCAGCGTGGCGTCCAGGAACTGCTCGGTGGCCTGGCGCCGCTGCTCTGGCGTCATCTGCCCGGCCGTGAGCCGGTCGGCCAGCTCGCGCACCTTGGGCGACGTGCCAATCGAGTAGGTCACGGGGTCGTCGTTGCGCCGCTTGATGGCGTGGGCCGCGGCCTGCATCTTCACGTTGTAGCTGGCCTCCTTCGCCTGGTAGCCAGGGCCGGCCTCCATGGGCTTGGCCGCCATCAGGTCGGCCTGGATCTCTGCCGTGGGCTTGGCCGCGTAGCTGGCAATGTCGGCGCCCATCTGGCGCGATGCCGCATACTGGTCATAGACCCGCGTGCCATCGGCGCCGAAGCGGTCGAAGAACGTGCGATCCAGCGCCACCGGCTCGACCACGCCATCACGGTGCGCGGCCATCAGGTCGGAGAGCAGCCGCTGCCCGTCCTGCACGGCCTGCGCGTTGGCCTGCGAGACACGAGTCTCGGCCAGGTTGCGCAGCTGGTACACCTGATCTGGATCCAGGCGGGACGCGAAGCGGGACAGGCTGAACGGATCGCCGCCGGCAGCTCCGGCAGTAGCAGCTCCGGCAGTAGCAGCTCCGGTAGCAGCAGGCTGCGACGAGGAATCGACCCGCGACAGCCAGTTCATGAGGTACTGCGCCTTCTCCGGGTTGGAGTTGGCGATCTCACGGTAGCGGGCCCGGCGCAGCTCGTTGAACTTGTCCACGTTGCCGCCGGCCTCGGCCAGGGCCTTCTTCGTCCAGCCCACGCCCTGGTTCACGGCCGCATCGAAGGCCGTGCCCTGCATCTGCGGCGACAGGCCATCAGCGCCGATCGCATCCCAGTAGCGGGCCTTGTAGATCTCCTTCGCCTTCTCCGGCGTGAGGTCCTTGACGTTGATGTCGGGGTTCGCCTTCTGGTTGATCCCGAAGTTCGCCGGCGCGCCGCTGCCGCCATCGTTGGCGACGAACCCGCCCTCGCGCTGCAGCACGGCCGACACCTGCGCGTCGAAGCCACCGGTCGCGCCAGGTGCAGCCTGGCCATCCTTGCCGGGCTTGGCCGCCGTGCCGTTCTGCTTGAGCCAGCCGGCCGGATCCGCCTCGATGAACGCACGCTCGCGGGCCAGCGTCATCTTCAGCTTGACCCGGTTGGCCTCTTTCACCTTGTCGGCCTCGGACAGGTCGGTGCGGGCGAAGATGGCCTCGGTGCGCCGCGTGATCACCCCGTCGACAAACTTCTCGTCTTTCCAGTTGGAGGCGACGTTGCGCTCGTCGTCTGCCTCGCCAACGGCCGTGTTCACGTTCAGCAGGTCGGTCGTGGCCTTCTGCTGGAAGTCGCTCAGGCCCATCTGCATGCGGGCCTTCATGGCGGCCGTGTGCTGCAGGAAGAACTTGCGCGAGGCATCGGTCGGCAACTTGGCCGCCGACTCGCTCACCCATTTGTCGAAGTCCTTCGCGACGCCAGCGCGCAGATCGGGATCGCCAGGCTTCCAGCCCTGGGTGCGCGTCTTGAGCTGATCCTGCCAGTAGACGTCGCCCTGCGACAGCGTATTCGACACGTCGACGGCCGCCTGGTCCTCGATCTTCTTGCGGGCCTGGATGGCCTCGTGGTGGGCCTGCTGGATCTCGATCGACTGCTGATCCTGGACCGCGCCGCCGAGCACCTGGCTCAGGCCCTGCACGGCACCAGCAACCGGATCGGAACGAGAACCCTGCGTGACGCCGGGCAGCGCATCGCTCACCTGGCGACGCTGGTAGAAATTGATCGTCGCCATGTCAGCCTCCTGCCGCCAGAGTCGTGCCGGCCTTCTTGGCCATGTCCGTCCGCTGCTGGCCGGCGAAATAGTTCGAGCCGGAGTTCAGCAGGCTGCTTGCCGCGCTCAGATAGCCGGCCTGCTTGGCGCGCTTGCCCTCCATGCGCGTCATCGCCGCCTGATCCTTCAGCGCGCTTGAGCGCATCATTCCCTCGTAGCGGATGGTTGCGCTGTCCATCTCGGTGTCGTAGATCGACTGACGCAGCGCGTCGGCGTTCAGCCCGGCGCCGGCCTCAGCGCTGGCAGCCAGCGCCTGACCTTGCTGCATGCGGGCTTGCCGACGCATGGCCTCATCACGCGACATGGCGTTCGTCACCTCGACGGCGGCGGCCTGCTCCATCTGCGTCGCCTGGCGCTTGGCCATGGCATCAGCATAGTTGCCACTGGAAATCGCGCCGATGGCGCCAGTCAGCCCTTGGGCCGCCTGCATAAACATCAGTGCTCCACTCATCGCACCCTCGCATAGAGAAATGTTTTCCGGCCGTCCGGCAGGTATCCAGGCATGCCGTCAGGCGTCTCGAGCCTGAATCCCAGCAGCCGCATCCACCGATGCCCGGCCTCAAATCCATCGTCGACGATGGCCTCGATCCGACGGTATTGTGCCTGCGCCAGGAACCCAGCGACAGCCCGGTGCAGCGTCACCATGCACGCGCCAGCAGCCGGGGACACGAAGGCCCAGGCCAGCGCCCTGCCCTCCCACACGTTGGCGCAGCCCGCCACGCACACAACCTCGCCGCCGTGCACTCCCGTGAAGGCCTGGCCGGAGTGCTCGAGCGTGGCGGCATAGTCGGGCGACGCCACCTCGCCAGAGAAGTAGGCCTGCGCATCCTGCAGCTTGATCAGGGCAAGATCGCCCGCCTTGAAGCGCCGGATGATCATCGAGAGTCCTGCGTGACGACCTGCGGCATCACCGAGACAAGCGTGGCGGCCGTCGGCTGGGTGTTCCGGTAGATCGTGAAGGCATCCGTGGTGTAGCCGTCGGGCCAGCTCACCACCTTGTCGCCGGAGAACAGCGGCACGGCCTGGCCCATGGGGTCGGCCGCCGTGCGCAGCTGCAGATCGTCCAGCGCCGTGTCGGCGCCGCCGTAGCTGCCACCGCCCGTGTTCAGGAAGCGCATCACAGCCTTGTGGATGCGCTTGGTCTTGCCCTGGGCCGTGCCGTCAGCGGCCGCGGCCTCGAGGCGCATCGACTTGAAGTAGCACGGGCACGGCAGGCCCACCTGCACGACGGATGCCGCGCGCTGCAGCGTGATCGCGCCGCCCGTCACCACGCGCTGCGGATGCGGGGCGCCATCGGCCAGCACGTCGACCGTCTGGCCTTCCAGGTGGTCCAGGCCGCTGATCGTCGTGGCCGGCACGCCGGAGTAGGTCAGGCCGCAGTCCAGGTAGAACTGAGACGACTGCGCATCGCCATCGCGCCACGGCCGCTCCATGAACTCGACGTATCGTTTCGTGCTGCCGTTGATCGTGCGCCGGACGATCATCCACAACTCGGAGCGATCGCCCTCGGCCGCCTGCATCACGGCGATCGACTCGACCACGCCGGCCCCGCCGATCGGGTGCCGGTGCCAGCCGCGCACCTTCTGCTCGTTGTTCCAGGTGAAGCCGATCAGCAGGCCATCGCCGCGGATCGACCAGACGATGGGCGTGGGCTCAGGCGCATAGACCGAATGCTGCACGCCGGTCAGCGTGATGTGCTCGGCCTCTACCGTGGTTTCGCTCGACTCGTAGCCGTCGCTGCCGAAGTCATAGAACGTCTCGCGCGCCACCAGGCCCGATCGCTGGATGAACAGGGTAGAGCGGCCGTTCTTGATCGGCGGGATGGCCCGCGACCCGAACTCGGACACCAGGCGGCATCGCCGGTTCGTGGGGCCCAGGGCCTCGCCGTTGGTCAGCTCGCCGATCGCGAACTCAGCGCCGGCCGTGCCCACCAGCAGATCCCGGTCAGCCGACAGCCACTGAACCGCGTTGATCTTGCCGCTGTTGATCTGAACGGTGAACCCGGCGTCAGCGGACACGGTGTTGAAGATCTTCGACGAGTAGTCGCTGAAGTCGGCCGACACGGATGCCCAGGCCTGCTGATCGCGGGCCCACCACATGCGCTCCCGGTAGAAGGCAACCTGCGACGGCCAGCCCTCAACATCAGACCAGGCGCCATGGGCCCAGCGCGTCGTGGCATTGCCTGAGCCCACCACCTGAGACGGCAACCGGTCGAGCACGTCGACCGTCACCTGCGTGGCCGAAGTAAAGCCAGTGATGCGCACGGTGCCATAGCCCGCGTCGCGGTACTGCCACTGAGCGCCAGGATCACCGTCGAACAGAGCGCCTTCAGTGTGCACGGGCCGGTTCGACCCCGTGGTGCCGCCGGTCACGCACTCGAAGGTCTTGCCGTCGGATCGGCGCCGGGTGCCCACCGTCACCGTCTTGCCGACCTCCCAGGCCGCGATCGCGTTCAGATCTTTGGACTCGAGATAGAAGACCGAGCCGACGTGGCCGGCCTGGAAGATCCCGGTCGACGCCGTGAGCGTGATGCCCGTGCCCGTCTCGGCTGAGGCGTAGACCGTCGTTGCCGTGTCGTTCAGCGACTTGAACGGGCCTCCACCGGGCGCGAACTTGGTGAGCGTGAACGACGTGGCGCTGGTGCGCTTGAGAATCCGCGGCTGATAGTTCGGGTGCGCGATGTAGAGCAAGTCGCCATTCTGAGCGAAGCGCAGCCGGATGGTTCCGTCGCTGTTGTACAGGTCCGCCAAAGTGTAGGGCGTGGCCACCTCGACCGGCACGCCGGACACTTCAAGCCGGCCGCGCTTCTTCGTCACCGCGTCCCAGGTGTAGAAGCGGCAGTACTGGTCGCCGAACTCGACCATGTAGGCCTGGTCGACCGAATACTCGAAGGGCCACAGCAGACAGCGGCCGGCCGTCGATGCCTTCACCTCGCCGACGAACCGCGTGCCGCCGCGGCGCACATGCGGGCCCTGCACCGTGGGGATGAAGTTCTCCAGCCGGCTGGCCGCGTTGGGGTACTTTCCGTAATCGACCCGGCCGGACAGCATCGGCGAGAATTCGCCGGCATTCAGGTTCGAGATGATTGGGGATGCCTTGGCCATCACAGCACCTCCACGCCGGACGGCCAGATGCCGCCATCAGCGGCCAGGCCCGACACGCTGCCGCCTTCGCGCGACGTGATCCAGGAACCAGACGGCAGCTCGTCGGGCGGGTTCTCCACGGCATCGACGCGCACGGCCCGGCTGATCGCTTCCTTGTAGAGCTGGGCCAGCTTCTGGAACTTGGTGTCGCTTTGCGTCAGCGCCTCGCACGCATTCATGGCCAGGCGCAGCGAGAAGGAGTCGGTGAACAGCGCATCGAACAGCGTGGTGTCGACGATGCGGGCGACGTAGCGCAGCGCCAGCGGGGCTCCGAGATCGGTGAGCACGCGCCGGCCCTCGACCGACCATGGCGCCTTCTGCTTGGTGCCCGTGGTGACGTAGATGTCGTTCACCTGCACCATGGCCAGGTAGTTGTCGGGCAGCTCGTACTGGAACGAGTAGCCCCAGGCCGGGGCCTCAGCCAGCGCCGACATGCGGGTGCGCTTGATGGCGAACTTCCAGCGGTTCGCGCGCAGCTCGGCATCGCGAGTGTCGTCGTAGATGGCCGACAGCACGCGGGCCTGCTTCACGTTGTCGGTGGGCAGAAGGATCGTCGACTCGCCCAGGTGGGTGAGCGCCCGATTCATGATGGAAACTTGGCTGGCCATGTGGGCTCCTTGAGGATGGTGTGATTTTCGCACCAGTCTGGAGAAACGCAAGGCAGCGCGCTCCAATGAAAAACGCCCCACAGAGGGGGCGTCTTCATCTGTTCAGGCGATCAGATCGGGTCTGACGGCTCGGGTTCGGCGGCCGGCTTGCGCCCCCGCTTGGCCTTCACTTCCTGCTCAGGGGCCTGGGCGCCATGCTCGGGTTCGGCGGCTTCATCTGCCGGCGGTTCCTCCACAGGGGCAGCCCAGTTCATCAGCTCGGCGTGCTCGAATTCCTGGCCCGCCTCGATGAAGCGGAACGGGTTGGCGAGCACACCTGCCAGACGAGCACGCTGCTTCATCAGGCCACCACGAAGCCAGCGGGATATTTCTGATCCTGCTGATAGTTCTCGACCAGGTGGGCCGAGAGGGTCATGGTGGGCGAGGTGCCGCCGAGCACGTACTGCAAGCGCACGAAGCGCTCCCAGCCCTGCTGAGGCATGGGCAGCACGATCTGCGTGGACAGGCCCAGCTGCGCCTGCGAGTAGGTGGGCGACGTCAGCGCCGTGGCTGCCGACGAGAAGCCCGAGTTGTCGTCGGTCTGCACGTTGACCTGCAGCGTTGGCGAGGTGCCGCCAGCGGCCACATCCACGGTGATCACCAGGTACAGATCCTTGCCGAAGCCGATCTGGCGCAGTTGCGACAGGTCGATCAAGTCGGTGGAGACAGCGGTAGCGGTCAGCGCCTGCTGGATCGAGAACGCGTTTTCGCGATCGAGAATCATGGTGTTTCCTTTCAAGGGGGCATGAGCCCCCGCTATCAGCTGATCTGAGCCTCGGTGTTGGTGATCGCATCCACGCGGCGGATGGGGATGCCCAGGAAGTTCAGGCCGCCGCGGATCGGGTTGCCGAACTGGTCCATCGCCTGCTCCAGACCCAGCGCATTCGCCGAACGGTTCAGGGCATGCACGCGCAGCATCGAGAAGACGGTGCGGTTCATGTAGAACACGGGCTTGCACGAACCGAAGTTCGGGATGCGGTCGATCATGCGGCTCATCAGCTCGATGATGCGCACAGTGGTGCCGGCGGTGTCGGCGATCAGGGCAGACACGTCGATGTTGGCGCCGCGCACCACATAGCGCCAGTCGCGCAGGGCCAGGCCGCACTTCCACTGGTAGCGGTCGAGGTAGGCGCGGTACTTGCCGCCGACGGCATCGGTCACGGTGTCCAGGCCCAGGTCTTCGTGCTGCAGGCCGGCCATCGAGCCCTTGGGGAAGATGCCGTGCACGGAGTTCTGGCCCCAGCACACCAGCCAGATGGAGGTGCCGTCGCCGCCGGTCACGGTGCCAGCGCTCAGGATGTTCTGGCCGTTGTTGGCTCCGGAGATGGTGGAGTAGCGCGGGGCCAGGCCCAGGAAGCGCTCGGGGTTCTGCTCACTGTCGCCGTAGAACAGCGTCTGAGCCATGGCCTGGTTCATCGACTCGATGAACGCGACCGACTCGGACAGGCGGAAGGCGGCCGTGGTGCCGTTCAGCTCAGCCAGATCCTTGTCCACCTGACCGAAGGCTTCCAGCATCCCGCAGGTGTCGTCCACGGTGACGGTGGTCGACTTGGACTGAGGGACACCGTAGTTCAGCTTGCGCCAGGCCACGGACGGCAGGCCGGTGCGCACCGTGGTGCGGTGGCCGGTGGCCAGGTTGCCCTCGAGCCACAGCATGTCGGTCAGGACTTCGTTGCTCTGGTTGAGCAGTTCGACGACGGGCGAAACGCCGTCACCGGAGGGGTCAACACGCTTCGCCCAATCGGTCAGCGTGAGGACGTTTGCGCCAATCGTTGCCATTTACGGCCTCCTATCAAAGTTGATGACGCAATCGCGCCAGATGATGAGAAAACAGCATCACCGGGCGAATTCTCAGCCTGTGATGCCGTTGCGTCAATACAACTGAAAATCTCAACGCCGGATCAGTTCGGCATGTTGGGGAACATGCGCTCGGCCAGCGACTTCTGCACGCCGCCCTGCCCTGCCGACTGGCCCATGCCGACCGTGGCGTCATGCTCGCCCAGGCCCTTGCCGATGCCGTGCAGGAACTGGATCGCGCCCTTGTAGCCCAGCACGCCCTCGAGCGCGCCGATCACGTCGGCCGCTTTCTCCTTGGGCAGGAACTGAGAAACGGCCCGCTTGGCGAACTCCATGTTCTCGGTGGCGCGCTGGCCCCACTCGTTCATCAGGTCTTGCTTCTCCGCCGTGTTCTTGGCGTGCAGAGCAGCGATGCGGTCAGCCTCGGCCTTCTCGAAGGACTGCATCTGCGAGGCCACGTACTCGTTCCACTTGCCGGCCAGCGCCTCGGCCTGGCGGGGCAGAACGCCGGCTTCCTTGAACCACTCGGATGCAGTCTTGGCGAACACGCCATCGTCGCCCTCGGGCACGGGCAGCTTGTAGGCGTCGGCCGTCTCGGGCGCGCCGATCGACTTGTAGAACACGGCCCAATCCTCGGGCGTGGCGTCCTTGCCGGGAAGCTTCAGGGCCTGCTCGCCTTCGGGCTTGGCCTCGCCAGTGAGCTGGCCATCGGCAGCAGGTGCAGCACCAGGGGCAGCAGCGGGAGCAGCAGCGCCAGGAGCCGGAGCAGGCGAACCACCCAGCAGGTCGGCGGCCACGGATGCGCCGGCAGCAGGGGCTGCAGCAGCAGGTGCGGGAGTGGCGGCAGCAGGTGCCACGCCAGGATCAACCGTCGTCATGGTTCAGACCTCTCGTTAAACGGTGGCAAGTTTGCTGCGCAGCTCGTAGCCCATCAGCGGCCAGACCTTGTTGATCGCGTTCTGGCGGGCGATCTTGCGGCCCACCTCGGCGTCGAAATTCTCTGGGCTGGCACAGGCTGACTCGCCGGTCACGGTAAAACCGTTGCGGAGCACGAGCACGCAGAACGTCAGCAGCGACAGTGCAGACGGGTTCTTGCCCCCGTTACTCGTCTGCCCTCGGTTGGCGCGCCCGACGCCATCCTCGGCGGTGAAGTAGTGTTCGCTCGCAATGTTCGCCTCGATGTCATCCGGCGTGATGCGCGGCGCCGTCAGGCCCTTGGCCTGAATCTCTTGCTCAATGGTTTCGTCAGTCGTCATGGTTCAGTCCTCTCGTTAAACGGTGGCAAGTTTGCTGCGCAGCTCGTAGCCCATCAGCGGCCACACCTTGTTGATCGCGTTCTGGCGGGCGATCTTGCGGCCCACCTCGGCGTTGAAGTTGGCCGGGCTGGCGCAGGCGCTCTCACCCGTGACGGTGAAGCCGTTCTTGAGGGTCAGCACGCAGAAGGTCAGCAGGTTCAGCGCCGGCTCGCTCGTCACCGGAGTGCCGCACGCAGCCACTTCTCGGCCGAACACGCCGTCTCCTGCCGTGAAGTAGTGCTCGCTGGCGATGTTCGCCTCGATGTCAGCCGGCGTGATGCGCGGCGCCGTCAGGCCCTTGGCCTGAATCTCTTGCTCAATGGTTTCGTCAGTCGTCATGGTTCTCGTCCTTCAGCTTGTTGATCTGCTCGTCAGTCAGCTCGAGGATCTGCTGGATCTTCAGCCAGACCTCGCGCCGCCCCTCGGCAACAGCGGTCGCGTGCGTGTCGATGCGGCCATCCTTGGCCACCACCACGCACGACACATCAGCGCGGCAGAACTCGCGCAGCTCATCGAGGATCGGCCGGGCCTGCGCCGGTGTGGCGTCACGCCGGACAAACAGCGCCCGCGCCGATTCTCTCAGGTTCCAGAAATGCACCCACAGCCGCATCATGCCCCCGGATCAGGAAGGATGGACGACTGGTTGGGCATGCCCTGCGACAGCGCCGAAGCCTGGGCCAGATCGCGGGCGGCAGACGCGGCCACCGGTGCAGCCTGCAGCACCTGCTGCATCTCGGCCTGCTGGGCCTTCTGCTCGTCGATGGCGGCCATCTCGTCGTCGGAGTAGAGCACCTTGGATGGCACGCCGTTGACTTCGAAGATCACCTTCGACGCCTCGTCGACGTTCACGCGCTTGTAGGCCTCGGGCCCCAGCACCTGGGCCAGCGGCGCCAGCTGCTCGACCGCACGCAGGATGGCCACGCCTTCCTGGGCACGCCGGGCCAGCTCGAGAGGCGACGTGTACTCGACCTCGATGAAGGCCTGGCCCTGCAGCTTCTCTGGCTTCTCGGGCAGCATGCCGGCATCCTCGAGCAGCTGCAGCTCGCGGGTGATCATCGGATTCAGGAACTCGGACTCGGTGCGGCTGGCCGTCGGCGCCAGCAGGGCGCCCTTCTCCTGGGCGCGAAGCATGGCCTCGGTAGCCGTCATGCTCGGGTTGTCCACGAGGATCTGGAACAGGGTGTTCCACAGCGCGTCTTGCACGACCTTGCGCTTCTGATCCATCAGCTCGATGGAAACGGGCAGGTTCTCGCCCAGGCGCAGCGGCTGCAGCATCTGCCGGCCCTGGTCATCAACGCCGCCATAGTTGATCGCCGCGGGCGTCAGGCGGATCGCGTCAAGGATGCCATCACGAGCGGCCAGCATGGGCGGCAGCACAGCGAGCTGCGCGGCCTGCATGGTGGTCTTGTTCATCTCGTTCAGCATCTTGACGTCGGGCAGAGCCGTCATCATGGGCGAGCGGCCATAGACCTCGCCGGCCGTCACGGAGTAGCGACCGACGCAGTAAGGGAACACGCGGAACCCGCCCTCCCCCAAGATCATCCTGCTGTCGACGCAAACGAAGTAGCTGGCGAACGGCATGCCGCGGTAGTCCATCCGCCGCACGTCAAGATCCTCGCGCGGCTTGACGCAGTGCAGGAACGGGAACTCGGCATCTGGCGTGCGCTCGGCCGCCGTCTTGATGTGGCCAGGCAGCTTGTCGCCCCACTTGCGGTAGGCCTGGCGAGCCGTCATCCAGAAGTAGCGATGCACGACGTCGACCTGGCCGTGCTCGTTCTCAGCGATGAACAGCTGGTCGATCGGCACGGAGCGGTAGAGGATCTTCTGGCCCGGCATGTCGGCCACGAACAGGCCCATGGTGCCGAACGCGCCCGCGTCGAAATAGCACTCGTGCACCTGGTTGTCGAAGTTGCCAGCGTAGCGCGCAGCGAACAGCCGACGGTTCACCTCGTCCAGGTATCGCTGCACGTCGGTGTCTTCGGCCAGCTCCTCGTTCGCGGTCTTGACCTTGTGCCACTGCTGGTTGCGGGGCGTCACCAGGGAATGGAACGCCGCCGCGAAGCGATCCAGGGCCAGCGCCGGCACCGCGTCGAACATCTTCTCGGTGCGCTGCTTGCCCTTGGTCGTCTGCGCCGTGTTGCGCCGCTTGAACTCGGCTTTGCGGGGCGCCACGCGCTCGGCAATGTCATCCCACACCTTCTCGAAGTGCTCGCGCTGGTTGGCCATGCGAGCGTGCATGTCGAGGATTTCACTCGCACGGGTGTCTGCCATGGATCAGCCTCCAAGAATGTCAGTACTGGCCAGACTCTGCGCGCCGGCCTGGCGCTTGCGCTGCTGAGGCGCGGATCCACCCATGGGCTGGGTGCCAGAAGACGCCTGGCCAGAAGGTGCAGGCGATGCAGCGGCCGACGTGTCGCCGGGCTGATAGAAGCGCGACGCCGCCATGCCGCGGGCCCACATGCCGGCAAAGCCAGGGAGACCAGCCTTCTGGTCGACCGCTTGAGTGATGCCGCCGGAAACGCGGCCGATGATGCCAGACATGTCAGCCACCCAGCAGATCCTTGGTGGCCACAGAACCGGCCGTAGTGCCAAGGGACGCTGCACCGGTCACGCCGGCAGCCGAGCCCTTGCGACGGCGCATCACGTCCTGCAGCTGGCGATCGACGATCTCCTGGTTCACGGTCGGAGCCGGAGGCGGAGCGGGAGGCATGGAAATTTTCGGTCGGAACAGTCCACCCATGGGGCACCTCTCAGTCAAACATCGAGTAGTCAGTGATTGCCCGTGACTCTACACCGGTTGAGCCAGTAGAGCGAACAGGCACGGCAAAGGTGAGCGCAAGACTATCGGCCCGGTCGGGCGATTTCACGCCCCGCTTCTTCGCATCATCCTTGGCCTCGATCAACAGTTCTCCGCCGCGGTACTGGTACTGCAGCGCGGTCAGCTCGGCAGCCAGCTCAGGATCCTTTGGCAGGCTGACGCCGGATTTGATGAACTCACGCATGTCGCGCCACATGCGGGCCCGCAGGTTGTAGTTCTGCCCATCGGACAGCCGCACGCTCGAATTCACGTCGACCACCACGCCTCGGGGGAACTGCCGGCGCAGCGTGTCGGCCACGCCCGCCCCGATGCCGATGGTGTCGACAGCGATCTGGGCCACCGGCATGCGCCAGGCATCGCACGCGTCCTTCACACGACCGGCCACGTCCACCACATCGGCCTGGCCGAAGACGATCTGAGGGAACACCACCCGGCCCTGCCGGAACGTGATCACGCTCTTGTCGTCACCGAAGCGGGCCACGTCGACCGCACACTGCAGCGGGCCCAGGGCCTGCACGTCAGCCGGGCCCCGGCCCATGGCCTCGGTCACCGCATCGCCAGGGATGAAGGCATTCGACACGGAGGCCGTGTAGTCGCGGTCGATTTCCTGGGCCACGATCACGGCATCCAGCGTGGCCTTCTGCTTGTCGTACCAGGCCTGATCCTTGCGGGGGTCGTCGCGCCAGTCGAACACGAAGACCGGGATCTTGCCGCCCATGCGCTTGCGGTAGAACGGATTACCCGCCCCGTTGGGCGTGCTCACGTCGATCTTGCAGTTCGAGGTTTGGGACAGCGCCGCGTCGATCGACTCGGGCCGCTCGTAGAAGGCCGACTCGTCCTTGAAGTAGATCGAGGTGCGGTTGCCGCGGCCGATGTTGTCGCCAGCCTCGCCGATGATCGTGCTGCCGTTCTCCGGGTTCACGATCCGCATGCTGGGCGCGTGCTTGCGCTCGTCGTAGCCCGTTGGCTGCAGTTCGACGGGCAGCAGCTTGATCGCCTCGCGGATCTTCCAGAACAGCGACTTCGGATCGCCCAGCTTGTCGACGTACTCCTCCTTGCGAGAGCCGAAACCGACCACGACGCCAGGCTTGAACAGCCACATCCACACCGCGATGGCCACGCACAGCCAGGACACGCCGGCATCGCGGGACTTCTCGACCAGGCCATCCTCGCGGCCCTGCCAGCGCTCCACCACCCAGCGCACGTACTCGGCCTGCCGCGGGAACAGCAGGAATGGCGTCACGGCCTCGATGCCGCGCTCCACGTTCCGCGGGTCGAAGGTGCACATCCAGTCGGTGATGAACTCGACCGGGTGGTCAGCGTAGAAGGCCTTCACGCCGGCCAGGATCGCCGGATCGGAGCGCAGCCGCTTCAGCCGCTCGATGCGCTCAGTCCACACCGGCGCATAGTCGGGGTTCTTCCAGTCGAAGTCAGCCATGAGGGGTGAGCATGCGCTTGTAGGCCTCGCTGGGATCCAGCGACACGTCGTGCTTGATCGGGCCGCCATCGGGGCCCGAGTGCTCCACCTGCTGCTTCTCCGACCAGCCCATGCGGGACTTGGTCCACCAGATGAGGGCCGTGGTGTCGCCGTCCTTGGCTGCCTTCTCGTGCAGGCGCTTGACCACCGCGGCATTGGCCTTGGCCCGGCCCTGCATCAGCTCGGCCTGGTAGTGGGCCCGGATGGTCTTCTCGTCCACGCCAACAACGGCCGAGATTTCGGGCATGGGCACGCCGTAGCCGGACAGGGCTTCGACGGTCTTGCGCTGCTCAGGAGTCGGCTGATGGGGCTTGCGGCCTGCGCCAGGCCGGGCCCCGCCGTGCTGCTTCTTGGGCTCAGTCATGGGTCGTCTCCAACACAGCCTTGCGGCCGGTGTAGTCCTCCCACCGCTTGACGATCACATCGACGTAGCGCGGATCCAGCTCACACAGCCGGGCTTCCATGCCGAGCCGGTCAGCCGCGATCAGCGTCGAGCCGCTGCCGCCAAACGGGTCAAGGATCAGGTCGCCGGGCCTGGCCGAGTGCTTGAGCATGCGCTCGATCAGGGCCACGGGCTTCATGGTGGGGTGCGAGCCGTTGCGCTTGGGCTTGGGCTCATCGATGACCGTGGGCACCACCTCAGAGACGCGCACGTCCCCTGCCACGATCATAGTCTGATTGCCGACGGTCAGCTGCCAGCGGCCGTCCTCGAGGCGCACGAAGGGCGAGCGGTCGCCGAGATCCCAGACCGTCGTCTCCTTGCGGCCTCCGTACCAGCGATGCGCGCTGCCAGGCTTCCAGCCGTAGAGGATGGGCTCGTGCTGCCACTGGTAGTCCGAGCGGGACAGGGTGAACTTGTCCTTGCGCCAGATGAGGCAGCCGGAGAGCTTGAAGCCAGCGGCCCGGAAGGCCGTGCGGAAGGAAAGGCCCGGCTCACCGTCAGCATGGGCCACGTAGATGGCCGCGCCGGGCTTCATGCAGGTCCAGACGGACGAGAACGCCGAGGTGAGGAAGTCGAGGAACTCGCCGTCCTTCATGTCGTCGTTGGCGATCTTCCCCGCCTTCGTCTCGTAGGCGACGTTGTAGGGCGGATCCGTCCAGGTGGCCTCAGCACAGATCACGGCATCGGCCTGGGCGTTGCCCATGACGCGGCCAAGCGTGCACACGTCGGTCGAGTCGCCGCAGATCACCAGGTGAGCGCCCAGACGCCACACGTCGCCGGGCTTGGTGACGGGCTCGGCCGGAAGCTCGGGCACCTCGTCAGGGTCGCGATCGGGCGCAAGCTCGAGGAAGAACTCCGCCAGCTCGGCCGCCGAGAAACCCGTGAGGGAGACGTCGAAGCCCTCGAGCTGCAGCTCCTTCAGCTCGGCCACCAGCAGCTCAGTGTCCCAGCCAGCGTTGAGGGCCAGCTTGTTGTCCGCGATCACCAGGGCGCGCCGCTGGGCATCCGTCAGGCCCGACAGAACGATGCACGAGGCCTCAGTCTCGCCGAGGGAGCGCAGCGCCAGCAGGCGGCCGTGGCCCGCGATGATGCGGCCCTGCTCGTCGACCAGCAGCGGGCTCGTGAACCCGAACTCGCGGATGGAACGGGCGATCTGCTCGACCTGCTCGGGCGAATGCGTGCGGGCATTGCGCTCGTAGGGCACGAGGGCAGCGACCGGGATCTTTTTGATGACGGGAGCATTCATGATGCGGGATGGTAAGCAGGTGGTGAAAAATTCGCAACAGTGACGCTTGGACGGATCGGGCGGATTGGGCGGGTTCTCGGGATTGTTTTCTTATGTGTGCGCATGCGTACACGCACACGTGTAGAGACTTACCTTAGAACCCGTCCGAAGCGTCCATCCGTCCACAAAATGCGGCAACTGTTGACACTTTGGACGGATTGGACGGATTACAGCAGGTTGCTTTCCTCATTCTTGACCATGATGCGGAGACACCCGCGCTGCCCCTTGAACTTCTGGCCCGTGCTGATTCCGCGACTTTCCAGCTTCGCCATGAGCCGCTTCATGGTGCCGACGAACTCGCCAGACTCCTCGCACCAGCGGGCCCAACTGCTAAACAGGGCCTTGGATGAGGCAAATCCGGTGCCGACATCGCAGCACTCGTCGAGCCACTGCTGCAGGCTGTCCTCGGCGCCCAGGTAGTGGTCGGTGCTTTCCTTGACGATCTGGGGCGGCTGCAGGCCGTGGATGGCCCACTCGCGGCAGCCCTCGATCATCCAAGAGAGGATCGCGCCGGCCTCGGCCTTGAGCTTCTGAGGCAAGAGCGGATCGCGCTCAGAGGCCGGGATGCTCGCCGTGAAGGGGATCAGGTGCAGCCGCCGGCGGATGGCCTCGTCGACGCTGCGGAACGATGGCTTGTGGTTGCCCACGATCACCAGCTTGAACTGAGGGATGTAGGTGAAATCGTCCTGGCGCATGAAGCGGGCTGTGATGGGGTCGCCGCCGGTCAGGGACTTGATGCGGGACTCGGCCCAGCGCTTGCCCTCCTCGGTTTCCTGCGCGGTCACCAGGCGGGCGCCCTGCAGGCGGGCCAGCTCGGTCGTGTGGCGGTCGCCGGGGGACTCGGTGAACGTCTCGGCGCCGGACACGCGCTGGTAGTCGCCCATGATGTGGGTGATGGTGTTCAGGAACGTGCCCTTGCCGTTGCCGCCGGTGCCGTAGACGAAGAACAGGGCATGCTCGCGCACCTCGCCGGTGAGGGCGTAGCCGCACATGCGCTTGAGGAAGCCCTGCAGCTGCTTGTCGCCGCCCGTGGCCCGGTCGAGGAACTGCAGCCAGGTCGGGCACTCGCCGCCGTGGGCGACGGCCGTGATCTTCGTGAAGCGATCGGCCACCGTGTGGGGCCTGACGTCGCCGGTGCGCAGGTCGACCACGCCGCCGGGGGTGTTCAGGGCCCACAGATCCGCGTCCCACTCGTCGGGATGCGTGGCCACCTGGCGGTAGGTGCGGGCCATGCGCTCGACGTTCTGCACGGACTTGAAGCTCGAGATCTTGTCGGCCTGGCGGGCGCGCTTGTCAGGCTTGATGCTCGTGTCGTTCTGCACCTCGTTGGCGATGTGGCGCAGGGTCTGGCGCACCTGGTCTTGCACGGCCAGGGACTCGTCCTTGATCCAGCGGTCGCCGTTCCAGATCAGCCAGCGGCCCCAGACCTCGCACCAAAGTGTGAGCTGCTGCATGCGCTGCAGGTGCCTGGCGGCCAAGTCGTCGTCGGAACAGTTGGGGGCCCACTCATCGGTGACGGCGGGCAGCAGCTCGGCGCTGGCCTCGGCAACGGCCGGCACGCCGGCATCGGCAGCTAACGCGCTGAGCTCGGCGCCGAAGATTTCCTCGTCGAGGGCGTCATCCTGCGGCCGGATCGGCTGGGGATCCTCGAAGCAGGCACGCACAGCGTCGAGGCCCTCGGCCAAGTGCAGGTCGTTGAAGTCGGTGCCGCGGCCGCGATCGCCGGCCCACAGCGGGGTGGCGACGGGCAGGCCCGTGGCCGCGGCCGCCTCGATGCCCGGGTTCCAGGGCTGGCCTGCCTTGGGATGGCGCTCGGGGTAGACCGTGAAGGCGTCATCGTCGGCGCCGATCACCCACTGCACGCTGGGCACCAATTGCTGCATGGCCTCGGCCACCCGCGCCAGGTTGCCCGCGTTGAACGCCACCACCACGCCGAAGCCCGTGGCCATGTTGATCGACTCGCCCGTGGCATAGCCCTCGCAGATCACCATGGTGGGCGTCAGGTCGCCGATGCGGCAGTAGCCGCCCAGGTCCATGGGCGTGCCCTTGACGAAGGTCTTGTGGCCGTCCGGGAAGATGCGCTGCAGGCCGATCAGCTTCTTGCCGGGCCCGCGCACGGGCACCAGCAGCACCGGACAGGCCTGGCCTTCCAACTCGTGGCCCTTGGGGTACTTGCCGCCGGTCACGCGGGTGCCGATGCCCGCAATGCCCTTCTTCGTGAGGTAGGCGTGCTCGCGCTGGGTGCCAGCGTTCCACAGGTAGTCGGCAGTCTTGGCCGCATAGGCGATGGCCTCCTGGCGCTCTTTCTCGCGGGCGGCCTCGAGATCCTGCATGCGCTTCTTCCAGGCCTCGCGCTCGGCGGGCGTGAACTCGCGCTTGGTGTCGTGCTTCCACTTCTCGCTGATCTGCAGGCGCCAGCAGCCGAAAGCGCCGGCGGGGCGCTCGTCGCCATGGAGGATGTACCAGCCTGAGTCGTCGCGGGGTTTGCCAGTGCTAGAGAAGCGGTGCCGCTTCCCGTCGTCCTTGATCGTGTCGGGGGGCACGATGCCGGAGGCTGCAATTGCCTCCCTGAAGGCCTGAATGTGGTCCATATGTGCTTGCGTCAAAAGCCCGTCAGTTAAAGGGACGCAGGGCAGACCGCTGACGAGACGGCTTTTCGGGAGCTACCCTAGCCCGCGCCGATTCGGATCATAGCATCAACTGATGAGATAATCGCAACGCTTCCCGCGCATCATCGACCGAACGGACGACGGATGCGATGGCCCCGCGCTTTTGCATGGCGGCCAGGAAGGCGGCCTGCTCCTTGGAGACGCGGCCGGTTGGGGTCTTCACCTCGAGGAAGAACGCGTGCGCATCACCGGCCCGGAACCCGAACAGGTCGGAGAAACCCACGGGCAGGCCTGACCGGATCGGCCGGCCGTCCTTGGTGAAGAACTGGCCGACCTGGCCACGGAACACGGCGTGCCCGTCCTCGCTGAGGGCTATCATGATAGAGCGCATGAGATCGGATTCGGTCATGGCAAAAACCCGGCGCTGGGCCGGGTGTGGTTGGTTGGTGGATTCAGGGTTGCATGCTGGGTTAGTCCACACAGGCAGACCATGAGTCCGCCTCAATCTTGGGCCGCAGCCATCCTTCGATCTTCCCGTCCGTGCCAAACGTCACCTCTGCGCTACGAATCACCTTTTGGGTTGTAGGCTTTTGATCGCCTCATCCAGCACGCCGTATGCACCACAGCCGTGCGGGGCCAGCGATAGCGCCGCAACCATCGTTGCGAACATTTCATCCGACAGTTCTCGCAGCCGTGTTACTTCGGCTTGTAGGCTGGCTTTATCTCGCTCAAGCTCGATGACGCGATCAATTCCGTTGCGAGCGATCATCGCTACATCCTGAATAGCCTGTTTGGTGGTCATGCTTTGCCCTCAGTTGCAGCGGTGTACTCCCATCCCATCTTGCGGAAGATTTCTATGCCGCGCAGAGAGACACGCCAGCCGCGTTTCTTAGCTCGTGGTTCGTATTCCTCAACCAAAAAATCACAGACCGGCAGCCAATGTCCAAACGGGATCATGCTGAACTCGCTCTTGCCGATCAGTTCGTCGTTGAAGAACTCGACCAACATCTCTTTACCCTTGCGACTGACGATCTTGCCGACTCGGCCAGCGTCTGGATGCTTGCTATCAGGATGAAGAACAACAAAGCATCCCGGCTGGAACATTGCTTCCTGCTGTTTCGT